TCGACACTTTCAACCCAGCAGCCGGTGATCACTTCATACAACCCCGCGCCGGCATAGCGGCCAATCTGTAAACTTTGGGCCGAATTGCTTAGGGAATATGTGGCGCTTGTGCCTCCGCTGATTGTCTCGGTGCCAAGCCCGGCGGTTAAGAATGGGTTAATGTCTGGCGCTGTGCCGGCGGCGGCCGGTTTTGCGTATGCTGAACAAGACCAAGTACCGCCCCGAATGCCCGCGATCTCGGTTTCTAGGCTTGCGCTGCCGGTGTGCTCCATGGATTTATGAAATTCCTTGCTAGGCTCAATGGACAATTCAATTAAGGGGACGGAATCGCCGGCGGCAAATGCGCTGACTGTGTCGTATGTGGTTTCTAGTTTTACCCAGTGCTGGGCGTCAATTCCTACAATTGGGGTTGCCATTGTTTAGGACTCCTCTTTTTTTGGTGGCTCGGCGTTTTCTACCGCGGCGGCCTTCGGTTTTTTGTTTTGTTTTTTGTCAGTTGTCGCTTTGGTCCATCCGGCTTGCAAAAACCCGGCAACGTCGATCGGGCTTACCTCGATCGCTGCGTCGGTAATTTTTTGGCCGTTATATGAACCGCCGGCGGCGGATTTTGGTGGCTTCATTTTCATGGCGTGTTTACTCTTACTTCTACGTCAAGGGCAAGCGCGTGGCGTGTGGTGGAATCGTCGCCGATTCGGGCGGCCGTGTCTCCGCCTTGCACAATGGCCGCGGTCACTTGCTGGTTAAGGGTTGGGTCACTCGCTACACACTCGATCAATGCCGTAGTGTACCGCCTAAGCTTTAATTGACCGGCCGCTAGATCCGCGTCTCCGGTAAAGGTCAAAACGATTTGACAGCTTATATCCGCAAAATCTTGTCTTTGTTGGATAAAATCAAAGCGCTCTTCATAAACTTGAAGCAATGGCGATCGGTTGTCGTTGTGTACTCGCGCTTTGATAATTGCCGCGGGGTCTGTGAGCGCTCCCGATGAAATCCCGGCGGCTGTTTCCACGGTTCTGCATTGCGTGGCAAAATTAGCGGTTAACCTGTCGGCTAATGCGTCAACGGCTTTCTCTGTGTATCGGCTGGCCACTATTCTGCAACCCCAAGTCCGTGCATAAAGTTTTCTACTTTTTTCATTTGGCCCGCGCTGTATGTTTCAATGATGCGATCGGCCGCGGCTAGCGCTCTTTTATTCCATCCGATCCAAGGTCGTGCCGGGTATCCTAGGTTTTGTCCGCGGCGGCCTTTGTATGGGGCTGCCCCGTAATTTAGCATGTACGGGTATTTCATTTCGGTGGGCGGTGCGATGCAGACGCCTTTTTTGTCAAGGTATCTGATCCCTTTTTGGCTTTTGATTGTTCTCAATAATTCGCCCGACAAAATCAGCGCGGCCTTATTGCTTCCCTGCCGGCTTTTGCGTTCTAGGGTTTTTTTAGAAAGCGGCGGCCAGTTTTCTGCAATTGTTGACCCTTGGCTTTTTATGTTGTCTTCAAGCCCTTCCTGCATGAATGGAAGCATCTGTCTAAATGCCGGCTTAAAATCCAATATTTCCCGGCTAACCTTACGCATACGCTTGGCCGCTTCTTTTATGTTTTCGGTGCCCGTGATCGCTGCGCTCATAACAGATCGCCCCGTTTGAAGGTCGGCTTGAAATCTCCGGCGCTGATCGTTTTTCCGTCGGTGTTGTTGGTCGTGTAAGCTCGCAACCGTCCGCCCGAGCTTCCCGAGCTGCCACCGCCTAACATTGCGCCCATTGTTTCCGGCTGCTGCAAAATATCTTTTATTTTGTTGTTAAACTCTTCAACTTCTCGCCGGCCGTCGTCGTTTGTGTAGTCTCCGCCGGCGTCGGCGTATGCAATTTTGACGCGCCCAACGGCGTACAATAGAACGTATTGCCTAAGAATTGAAACCGCGGCGACGGCTGTGTACGGGGCTGGCAGATCTCCAGCTTTTAGCGCTTGATTGACCCAGTTTTCGGCGTCGTCCAGCCATGTCTGCGCCTCCGCTTGCGTCGGCTTGCTGTCGGCGTCGATCGTTCGGTACGGGAGTTGAGCCCGTAAATTATCAAGCGTAGCATACGCCATTATTTGACCTTTTTACTGAACAACCCGCGGCGCTTAGGCTTTGCCGGTGGTTCTGGGGCTGGCTCTGGCTTTTTTGGGGCGGCCGGTTTGGCTTTTTTGCTTCGGGGCTTTTTCACGATTTCAAGATCACAATCGTGTTCAAAATCTTCCGCCGGTTTTTTTAGCTCTACCGGCTCCGCGCCTATCGTGATCATGGTTCCACAAAGATCACGAATAAGAACCGCTCGGCCTTTTGCTTTTAGCCACACCATTTTTTTACCTCAAAAGTCACGGCCGCCGATCATGCCGAAACCGGCGGCCGCTCTTCCCTTCTTTACGTGTTGGTTACTTTGACCGCGGTCTGCCAATTGGCATAGCCCACGGCTAAGCGCTGGCGGCACTTGTACGCGTATTGCTCCCTGAACATTGCGCCGTCTGAATCTTCAGAATCTTGAGCAACAAATTCGAGCGGCTCACGATCTTGAACAATTAGCGGGCGCACAGGCATTCCCGTGTTCAACACATAGTAATCATTTGCGTCGGTTAGGCGGCCGGTAAAAATAAAATCTACCAGCATATTGCCGAACATAACATTTGACGTGTTTGAAATAACTTGTGCGTTGACTGCCTCAAGGATTGGTTTACGCATCGCGGGCGGCGCTACGATACAAAGCCGGCTTATTTCTTCGCTGTATGGCTCCCCGTTTTCAGCTTTAAAATTTAACATGTCCGCAATTGATTCGTTAATATCTGATGCGGTTTGTGCTGTCGTCGAGCCGGTTCCTGTTCTTAGATTCGACTGAGTCGATCCAGATCCGCGATCGGGGTGCGTGGCGCTAAACATTGCCGCGCCGTCATAGCAAAGATCGCTTGACCCGCTTACGAGCTTATCGACAAGCAATTTGTTGACAAATTGCGCGGCCACTCGTGCCATTTGCTGAATTCGGATGCTGATCTGATCTAGTTTTTGATCCGCAACGTCTGCGCGGCTTACGATTAGGCTTGAGGCATAGGTCTGGTTTTCAAGTTCGTAAGATGTGGAAGACATGGCGCTTCCTTTTACAGATCCTTCGACAAGTGACATGGTCGGAGCTTCGCCGAGCCAAGAATAGTTTTCTTTATCACTGGTTGAGGGTACAACCGTCGCAATTTTTTCGGTGTACGTTGCTGGCTGGTCTGCCATCGCCCGTAAAAACGTGGCTAGATTGCCTTTTGTGAGTGCTGCTGGGGTGTAAATTTGCATTGTTCTGTTTCCTTTTTACGCTCGGATTAAGATCCAAACTTCTGAAGCGCTTACGTATTGGATGAGCTTGCCCGCGGCCACGCTGTTGGTGGTTGTTGCGCCAACGGTTTGATCGTCTTTCACGTAAGCATCCTCGCCAAGTTTTGCTTGGGTCATGCCGTCGTTGGCAAACAAATATAGGCCCTCTTGAAGCACGATCGACTTGTCGCCATTGCTGCCGGCGCTGTTGTCTACGGTTTCAGTTGCTACCCCAAAAGCCTTGCCTTTGTCGCTGGCGGAATCTGTAGCGCTGACGGCATAACCTGCGCTGTTTATGTTCACCATGGAACCCGCGTATATTGTCTCGCTGGCTGCTACTGGTAGGCTAGTTTTTGCGCCTAATTCTTTTGACGCGGTTTGTCGTTGATCTGTTAAAGCTGCCATTTTCTAAAATTCTCCGTTTAGTTCTGCAAATGTGACCTTGCTGCCGTCGTGCAAAATTGCGCGGCCGTCTGCGCTGATTGCCTTGACTCGGCCGGCGGCGTTGATCCACTCCTGGCCAATATCAAAAGCCCGTGAAAGCTGCCCTTGTTCGGCGGCGGCGGATTGCGGCTTGGCTTCCGCGGTGCCGGCCTCGTCTTTGCGTGTCTGCACGGGCAAACCGCTAATAAACTCATTTAGGCCGTCAACGTCTGTAGAGGCTGCGAGCTTTTCTACGCTTGGAAGCATGGCCGGTGCAATTTGACCGGATGCAACCGCGGCGTTAATGGCCTGGCTTTTTGCGGCTTCCGCTTGAGCGGTAAGCGCTGCGTTCAGGGCTTCGGCTTTTGCGGCCTCTGCTTGTGCTTGTTCTTTTATTGCTGCGAGTTCCGCCCTTAGCGCGTCAAGCTCTTGAGAGTTTGAATCGGCCGCCGGCGGTGCCTCGGGTACGTGTTCGATCGTCATTTTTTTCGATTTCCCTTGGTTAAGCGCTTCCTCAGCGGCGGCGCGTTTTGTTGTTTCGATCGATTCTACTGAGTCGATCAATTTAAGATCTTGTGCGTCATTGCCAAACCATGTGGAGCCCGTGGCCATGTATTCGACTTGCTCAATGGGTAGGTTTCGGCCGGCGGCCACTGTACTGCTGAACATGTCGGCGGCCTGATCAATAAGTCTTTTTTCCTCTTTTAGCTGCGCCTCACTAATGGGCGCTCCGTCAATCGCTGCGCCTTTGTGTTCTCCGCTCCTAATGACGTGGACTTTTAGGCCGGCTTTTTCGGCGGCTTCTGAGCTGTCAACGATTACGCGGTAAACGCCAACGCTCCCGACTTCGGTCGTTTTGTTTGCGCTGATTTTGTCGGCTTGGCTGGCTACCCAGTACGCGGCGCTGGCCATGATTTCAGACCCGTGAGCATAAACTGGTTTTTTCGCTCCAGAAATTGCGGCGGCTAATCGTTCAACGCCTGCAATACTGCCGCCTGGGCTTTCAATGTCTAATACTATCGCCTTGACGCTTTCATCTTCGTCTAGTGCTTTGATCTGGGCTTCGGCGGCGGCTGTGGATGTTGCGGCCATGCCTAGCGCTTCATAATACCACGGTATTTCCTTCATCATTACGCCCGTGATCGGAATTGTTGCCACTCCGCTGGGGTCAATTTGCGGGCTTGGCTCTGGGCTTGCGGCGGCTTCTGCCGGTTTTTCCGCGGTAATGTATTGGGCAAGTTTTCCGACTTCGGCAATGTGCGCTTGAAGTCTGCGCGGCTCCATTGCCCAAAGTTCACCTTGTGGGAATTGCTGCGCGTTCATTCTCTGGCCTCGTCTTCTGTCGTGTCAATTTCGGCCGCGGGTGCGCTGTTTACGGGGCGGCGCTCGGTGTCTGGGTTGCGCGGCGGCAAAAATAGAGCCTCTCTTATAAATGCCTCGGTTGGTTCGTCGGGCGTCAAAAATCCCGATGTGCCTAGGTTATGCACAATAGGCAGAGATTTGGACCAATCGCGGGTTGGCAGGTTTCTGGCTACAATTTGAGGGAGCGGCCGATCTTCACCATAGTTGAGCCTGACAAGTCTTTCTATTGCGCTCCATCCATCGGGGCCGCTGTTTAGCGTGTCAGTTAAAAAGCGGGCGTGGCTTTCTACTCCTAGTTCGTATTGTCCTCGCTGGGTGTTTGCTAACGCATACGAACCCGAAGAAGAACCAAGGCCAAGAAGTAGCCAAGCCGCGCCCATATTGTGGGCGATGTCTTCGTTGGCCATTCTGATACATTCTTCGATCTTGGTGTCGGCGCTGCCGCTTGTCGTCCACTCGAATTTGTAGCCATGAGGTAGGATTACATATCCCTTTTCGTGGCTTCGAAGCTCGGCCAAAATTTGCTCGGCGCGATCAACTTCTTCGTCCGTGGCGTTTTCGCTTAGGTACAGGGTTGGCGTTCCGCACGATTGGCGCTCTTGGCGGATACCGCTCAAAACAAGTAGTAAGCGTTTTGTTTTGAATGCCCCATAAGCCGATCGAAGCGGTGCAAGTCCGGCAAAATTTGCGCCCTCTTGCTCAAATGTAAACCGAATGACCCGATTTGCCGGGATTTTTCTAAATCCTAGCGTTTCAACGTCTGATCCCTGGATGTATTGGATCACGTTGTCCAATTGCGTGGGGTTTTTTTTACTTTGGCCCCACATTTCAACCGTGTAGCTAGGGCGATAATGAAAGCCGGTGATTACGATGCCCTTCCCATTGCCGGGGTGGTTTGGAAATCTTGCCGCGGGTACAGGTGCAACGTCGTCAGTTACTTCTAACAGGCTGAACCCGTCGCGGATGTAGTTGAGGGCTTGCCGGATGACTTGAGTCCATGGGTTGCACTCAAAAAATACCCACCGGCAAAAATCCGCGATTTCCATGTCTACCGGGTCAGGGCTTGCCGGTTTGAAGTCCCAGATCGCGGCCATGATTGGGGCCGTAATAGCGTCAACGCTTTTCCGGACGTGCGGATCTCGCATCATTTGCGAAGCAACCCCAATTTTACCGGGGCGGCCGTACCACTTATCGCCTCTTAACGCGCTGTTTTGGTCGGTGTCGTGGATATCGCCGGCGCTGATTAGTGTGCCGGCTCCGCCTCTTGGCCGCGGCCTGGGCGCTGCGTCCGGGGCTGTGATCGATGTAACGGCGGCCACGTTTTGACCGTGGGCTTTTTTTGGCGGCTTGTCTGCCTAGGTTTGTTAATCTTGACTAGAAATCGTCGCGGTCTCTTTGGGCGATGTTCAAAACATCGGCGGCGCTGACAAAGTACGTCAACCCGCGGCGGCCGGTGTCCAGTCTGCTGGCTAGTTTGGCGGGCGTTTGTTCTCGAGGTTTGATCCAGTTTCTCACCGTGTTGGGGTGCGCTTCTAGCATGGCGGCGGCTTGTTTGATTGTGAGTTCTCCGGGTTTTTTTGGCATTCGGCTGGCTCCTCTTTTTTTATTATATCATTTTTTTTGATCCAATGGTGCCCGGTAACATCACGGCGGCTGTGGAGTTTTTCAAACAAAATCCACCGGCGGATGGTGTCGGGGTGTTTTTGCAGAATTTGCGCGGCTTCGGTGATCGAAATTTCCCCGGCTCGGCGTCCCAATTTTAGAAATCCTTAGAGCTGCGGCCTGTGCCCGCGTACGGCCTGAACATGCTGTTTAGCAATTTGCCGGCTACGCTGTTATCTCTCATGGTGCGGGTTAGGCTTTGCCGCGTCGTGATGCTTTCAAGGTGGGCGTAGTAACAGGCGATCGCTAAACTTTCGACAACATCAAGGTGCCGTTTTTTTCGGCTGATTTCTCTGATCTCCTCGTTTCCGGCGGCGGTGATGTGTCTTCGGGCCACTGCAAGCTCTTTGTGCAAGGTTGGGTTTGGCGGTAACGTGATCGCCTGGTTTAAAACGTAGTGT